CATCACCAATGATATGGGATGGGTTGACGCTATCATGGCTAAGACTCAGAAAATCCCGCATGGTCGGGTTCGTACTTCTCATGTGGACATCCGGAACATCGATGCGCTGGCCGCTAAGGGTTATCAGAAAGGAAACGAGAAGAAAATCACCGGCAATTACGAGCTGGTAAGGCGTACCACCGACCCGCAGACTGTGTATGTCACTTCTGAACTGCATCGTGATGATGTGGTAGACATCGAGGATTTCGATTATGTTCAGTTCCAGTACAGTATCGACCAGATTTCTTTGAAAGAAACGCTGGCGGTTGCTACCATGCTGGGTGATGAGCGTCCTAACAGTGACCCTGAGAAAATCTTCCCGGACAAGATTCGTCCCATCTGGACTGATGATGAGCTGTACACCATCCACAAGGATGTGGACTTTGCAGCTATGGCAAAAGAGCTTCAGGGCGCCAACACTGAGCAGTATTTCGGCGAAAGCTTCATTTATGCTGAGGCTATGGTTACAGCTCTGCGTAAGGCTCGTAAGGATTTCCGCGGTACCGGTAAGCCCGACTTGTTCATCACTACTGACATGCACAATACCATGATTCTCGCTCGTGACCGTAATGGCCGCCGTATTTATGAGACCGATACCGAGCTTGCTGCGGCTTTGGGCGTTGCCAATATCTATGAGGTTACGCAGTTCGAGGGGAAGGTTCGTACCGATTCCGACGGCGTTAAGCACAAGCTGCACGCGATTTGCGTGAATATGGCTGATTACGGATACGGCGCTTCCAAGGGCGGGGATGTGACTCACTTCACCGATTTCGATATCAAGTTCAATCAGCTTCAGTCGCTGCTGGAGACGCGCAAGTCCGGTCAGCTTACCAGAATCAAGTCTGCTATCGTCATCGAGGAGAAAGAGACGAACGTATCTGTCAGCGGCTAATGTCCAGGAGGTGAAAATTCAAAATGGCGAAATTTTACGGACCAATCGGCTATGCTGAAGCAGTGGAAACGAGACCTGGTGTGTGGGAAGAGCAGATTACCGAGCGTATGTACTTTGGCGATTTGACTCGTAATATGCGCAGGCTCCAAAGCGCTGAAACACTCAATGACGACATCAATGTCGCAAATGAGATCAGCATCGTTGCCGATCCGTTTGCCAATGAGAATTTTCATTCGATGCGGTACGTTGGGTTTATGGGTGCTAAATGGAAAATTTCAAATGTAGAAGTTCAGTATCCACGGCTGATTCTGACAATAGGGGGTGTATATCATGGCGACGAACAGACGTCTTCTGCTACATGAGATATTCTGCGAAATCCTTGGAACGAGGAACGCTTATTTTCAACCCCCGGAATCGGTTAAGATGATTTACCCCGCCATCGTATACGGTCTTGACAGTATCGAGAACACGTATGCGAATGACGGGGTTTATTTGTCTCATCGAAAATATTCGGTAACAGTCATTGATAAAGATCCGGATAGTCTACTCGTAGGTAAAGTAGCTGCTTTGCCTACTTGTCGGTTTATCCGGCATTACGAAAAAGACAACCTGAATCATGATGTCTTTACCATATTCTTTTAAGGAGGAACAAATCTATGAAACTTGTTTGGGATAAAACTGGCGAGCGTCTGTATGAGACCGGTGTGGATCATGGCGTTCTTTACCCTATTCAGGCTGGCGGCGTTTACAGTAAAGGCGTTGCGTGGAATGGTCTGAGTGCTGTATCGGAAAGCCCTTCCGGAGCGGAGGCTTCTCCGATTTATGCGGATAACATCAAGTATCTGAATCTGATGTCCGCGGAGGAATTCGGGGCTACCATCGAGGCATATATGTACCCTGATGAATTCGCAGAGTGCGATGGGTCGGTTGAGGTTGTGCCCGGTATGTTTGCAGGCCAGCAGTCCAGAAAGACGTTCGGTCTCTCTTACCGGACGATTCTGGGTAATGATGTTGACAACAACGATTACGGCTATAAGCTGCATCTGATTTACGGTGCTCTGGCGGCTCCGTCCGAAAAAGGCTATTCCACCATCAACGACAGCCCGGAACCCATCACCCTTTCCTGGGAGATCAGCACGACCCCGGTGGCTATCAACACGGTTATCGATGGTAAGAAGCTTAAGCCGACGGCATGTCTTACTTTCGATTCCACCAAGTTTGACGCCACGTTCATGGCTAAGCTGGAGGAGATTCTGTACGGTACAGAGCCTACCACCGAGGGCGGTACGGATGGCGTTGACGCAAGGCTGCCGCTGCCGGATGAGATTCTGAAGCTTTATCAGGAGTTCCAGACAGCGGGCTAATTCACAACTTCATATTTAAGTAGATTGGGAGCCGTTTCAGTGTAAAAGCTGGCGGCTCCTTTTTTTATTGTTGAAAGGAGAAAAACATTATGTTAAAAAAAGCGATCACCTACAAGGATTACAACGGAACTCAGCGCACGGAAGACCATTACTTCAATCTTTCTGAGGCGGAATGTATGGAGATGGAAATGGGCACTACCGGCGGGCTGTCTGAGATGATTCGGAGAATTGTGGCAGCACAGGATACTCCGGCCATCATCAAGATTTTCAAGGAACTGATTCTCAAAGCATACGGTGAAAAAAGTCCCGATGGGAAGCGGTTTATCAAGTCCGATGAACTGTCCAAGGCTTTTTCCGAAACGGAGGCTTATTCCGTCCTGTTTATGGAACTGGCAACCAACGCTGATGCGGCGGCAAAGTTTGTGAATGGTATTGTTCCGAACTCCAGACAGGGGGCAGCGCCGGCGTTGGCTCCGGTAGCCAATTAAATCCGAAAGTAAGAGGAGGTGAAGGAATGTTGCGAATTACAATACCTGCTGGCGAGGAACAATGGGATGAAATAAACCAGATGTTTATCTACCCCAAAGAGCAAACGTTACAGTTGGAGCATTCCCTTGTCTCCCTTTCAAAATGGGAATCCAAATGGTGCAAGCCTTTCCTTACCAAACAGGAAAAGACGCTTGAGGAAACGTTGGATTACGTGCAATGTATGACACTCACGCAGAATGTGAATCCGGAAGTGTATAACTATCTAACAACATCCTGTATTGACCAAATTAACCAATATATCGATGCTCCGATGACTGCCACTCATTTTACGGAGGAAAGGGCAGTAAAAGCCAGCAGAGAACAGGTTACGGCAGAGATTATTTACTACTGGATGATTGCTCTGAATATTCCGTTTGAGTGTCAGAAGTGGCATCTTAATCGTCTTCTTACTCTTATTAAGGTGTGCAATATTAAGAATTCGCCGCCTAAAAAGAGAAGCCGAAGGGAAATCATGAAACGCAATGCTGCTTTAAATGCAGCAAGAAGAAAGCAATTAAATTCGAAGGGGTGATGATTATGTCTAAAGAGCGTGGGGCAGATATTTCGACCTGGCAGGGAAATGTGGATTTCAATAAAGTAAAAGCTTCCGGAATCCAGTTCCTGATTCTCCGGTCGAGTTATCGTCAGACGGTTGACGGAAGGTTTCACGGATATGTAAAAGCGGCTAAGGCGGCAGGAATTCCGATTCGTGGTGTTTATCATTTCAGCTACGCGCTGAATGTTGAGCAGGCTAAACAGGAAGCTATTTTCTGTATTTCACAGTTGGAAGCTGCTGGGCTTGGAAAAGACGTTATCGTATTTTTCGATTTCGAATACGACACAATCACGAAAGCGAAAGCCGCCGGAGTTACTTTGGGACGGGCCGAATGCAATGCACATACCAAGGTGTTTTGTGAATGTGTCACGGAGAAAGGATACAAAGCCGGCATCTATTCCAACATCGATTATTACAGGAATATGTTCGACCACGAGTTGCTGGACAAGTATGTATTTTGGCTGGCGGATTGGAGTGGGGAAGCTGATTATCCCTGTGATTTTCACCAGTACACAAGCAAGGGGACTGTGGATGGAATCAAGGGAAATGTGGACATGAATTACCGCTTCGTTGATTCTGATGAAAAGAAGGAGGAAGCGTCCATGAGCTACTCAAGACAGGCGGTAGTCGATTTGGCAAGATCCTGGATTGGAAAGAACGAAGCCGATGGTTCGTATAAAGAAATCATCGATATTTACAATTCCTATACCGGTAGTTTTCCCCGCGGAACAAAGATGATTTACGGTTGGGCGTGGTGTGCGGCAACATGGTCGGCTCTGGCGGTTAAGCTCGGCTATACGGCGATTATGCCGATTGAGATTAGCTGCTATTACATCATTGAAGCGGCAAAACGGATGGGATGCTGGGTTGAGGACGATGCGTATGTTCCCTCTCCTGGCGATGCGGTTTTATATGATTGGGAGGATTCTGGAATCGGTGATAATACCGGTAATCCGGATCACATCGGTACCGTTGAGTATGTATCCGGCGGTTACATTACGGTTATTGAAGGGAACCTCAGCAATGCAGTAAAGCGGCGTACCTTGTCGATTAACGGAAAATTTATCCGTGGGTTCATTACGCCTAAGTACGACGAGGGAATTGTTGCTCCGCCTGCTCAAAGCGAGAAAAAGAGCGTTGACACGATTGCTCATGAGGTTATCACGGGTATCTGGGGAAATGGACCGGATCGTAAAGCCGCTCTGACAGCAAAAGGGTACGATTACGATGAGGTTCAGACTCGTGTCAATGAAATTCTGAATGGTTCGGCGACGAAACCCAATACCTCTTTTCAGTCCCAGAATCAGCCGGCATCGAAGAAAGTTACGGCTACGGCTTATGCAAAATCTCTCAATAAGAGTTTGGCAGGAACATACAAGGTGGCTGCAAAGGATGGACTCTATTGCCGTAACGATGCCGGAACAAATAAAAAGGCGCTGTGCCTTATTCCGTATGGAACCGAAGTTCAGTGCTACGGTTATTATACGACGTACAACGGAACAAAGTGGCTGTACATCCATTTTGTTATGGATGGTGTTCAGTACACCGGTTTCAGCTCCAGTGTGTATCTGAAAAAATAAAGGAGTGTTCCAATGATAACGTTCAGACAAAAGGGCGACTTCTCTAAATTGACAAAGTTCTTAGAGAGGGCGAAAGAGGTCGTTAAACTCGGAGACCTTGATAAGTACGGTCGAGAGGGAGTAGCCGCCCTTGCGTCTGCAACACCTGTCGATTCGGGAAAAACCGCCAGTTCATGGCGATACGAGATTAAGAACAAGAACGGGTCGGTAACGATTTCGTTTTACAACTCAAATATTCAAAATGGGGTTCCGATTGCGATCATTCTGCAATATGGTCACGGAACTCGTAACGGAGGCTGGGTACAGGGGCGAGATTACATCAATCCTGCTATCCAGCCTATTTTTGACAAAATCGCAAATGAAGCATGGAGGGAGGTTACGAAGCTATGAGCAAGACAGTTGACGAAAGAGTTGTCGAGATGCGGTTCGACAATAAACAGTTCGAGCAGAATGTTCAGACCAGCCTCTCGACTCTTGACAAGCTAAAGCGCAGTCTGAATTTGGACGGTGCTGCAAAGGGCTTGGAGAATGTAAATTCTGCGGCAAAAAACTGCAATATGTCAGGGCTTACCAGTGCGGTGGAAACCGTCCACGCTAAATTCTCGGCGTTTGAAGTCATGGCTGTAACCGCTCTTGCCAACATTACCAATTCGGTTATCAATACCGGAAAGCAGATGCTTCATTCGCTTACTAT